AAAAGCTCGTAGACATTGCCGTCTTGGTCAGACCCATACATGGTGCTCTCGAATACCACGCAAGTCTGTACAGGTAGTCCTACAAGCTGCGACCATGCACGATTATGTACGCTCGCGCTCCAAATACGCGCCACACGTTCGTTAATAGTGACGGGCTCTTTAATCATTACCTGCTCTTCTTGCGGGTAATAGTGAAGTTCCCACTGGTCTTCATCCAAATTGCTGCTGACCTTCCTGGCCAGGATAGTTTGGATGTTGTAACCCAACGAAGTCTCAGATGCCGTAGCACGGAGCATTCCAGTAAAAAGCTCACTAAGGGGGAGGATGCCCGTCTCACATAGCACCTGAACATCACCACCTGATTTCATGGCAATGCGACGACCCACAGGCACACGCCCAACATCCCAGATACCAACCATCGCAAACGTGTCTGCATTAGCTGGATCTGTACCCTGGTAGACAGCTACGTCACCCTGGGAGCCAATCACTACTAAAAAGTCATCCATGCCGTCGCCACCATCGCGGGTCCAGGAGACAAGCTGCTGGATGGTGCCGCCCTGACGCATGAAATTGCCGAAATCAAACTCCTGCACAGTACCGGCGAGCTGGCTTACGGGGAGGTAGAACGCCTTGTTGCTGTTCGCATTAACAAACCAGAGACGCTGTTTCCACGACATGATGTAATCAAACAGTAAAGGATCAGCGCCGTCTATTTCACCGGCAGCGACACCGGCAGGGTGATCCACCCAACCTGTGCTCGTAGAGTAAGTGAGGTATCCGTTGGTCTGGTTTACAGCACAGAGATAATTTTCATCCCCTGTGGAGAACATAATCCAGGACCACTGGTCAGTGATACCTGGAATCTGGCTGACAAACGTAACGTCGCGAGCAGGAACTCCGGGATTATCTTGCCGCGCTGTAACGTCGGTAATGCCTTGAAAAGTGACGGCGAACAGTTTGTTGTCGCCTGGAACCTTGGCCTCGTAAGCCATCATCGTGTTGACTGGGTCGTTGAGGTTATTCTGATGAATGCGGTAGCCAGGACGAAGCTCTAGGCCGTAGGGCTTCACCCAGAAATTACGGAGCTGGAGGGCGTCCTGCGGCGTCATAGCGGCGAGGGGCCGCTGTGAAATAAGCCCGTTCACTGGCGCAGTAGACGTGATTTTCTGGACATTAAGGGTCTGCGCAGACCTCAGGCCCACGCCTACTCCTTGTCTAGGTATCGGTTGTAAAGGCATCAGCTACCGTAACCTGTGTCCGGAACGTTCCAGTAATCCAAGTACCTATAGTTCGTGCGCCCGCCGATGGTAGACAGTACCGGCGCACCCTCTTCCTGTCTGAATCGCTGCTCAAAGGACACTTGAAAATCGCGCATGGCAGCAGCGGAGTCAAAGCCCTTAACTTCCAGCCATTTGGCTTTCGTCAAGTAGTAGATGAGGTAACAATCAAGCAAAAAAGTATCGCCGTTCTTGTCTGCAAAATTCTTAAACAGCGTGGCGTCATCTTGGTCTTGCACCATTGCTTGACTGATGTACTCCATGCTGATAGTTTGAGCATCCGAAGGGGGGCTCTTAATCTCCCATTGTCCATCGCGCACGCGCCAGAGCAGCCGCGTAACAAAGTCAGCAGTACGAACCGTGACGCGCTGCCAGTCCTGTGGAAGCACTGGACCAATCATCGGTAGCTGCTGGCTGTTGTTCCACTGAGTTTGGTCAAAAAACATCAGGAAATCTTCCGGAAGAGGAAACAGCGCCGAACTTGGAGGGGAGGGGCCAAACGGCCCTATGACCAACGTATAGGTCTTGTGCATGACCTCCCAATAGTGCATACCGAGCAAATCCGTGGCGGCCTGATTAGCCGCCTGGACCATTTGGATGACAGCGGGGTCAACCGACCCCGACACATCCGTCTGAGCCGGAAACCCTACAGATTGCAGGGCTCGGTTGCAGATACCCAGAAGGGTATCAGTTTTCTGTATCTGGAACGGCATCTGGTGCCTCCTCTTCCTCCGTTACATCGCGCCCGCTGCCGGTGACTGTTACGGAATCGTACGCCGCTTGCTCTTGACTAGCTTTGAGGTCCGCCACCATCTGGCGCAGCTCCTCAAGCTCCCTGTCTCGCGCGGACAGTTTCTCTTCCAACTCGGCGGAGCCAATGCCGCGCTGAGCAGCGTCCATGTACTCCTTCGCCTTTTGCTTGTCGGCCTGGAAAGCCATGAAGTTCTTGCCAACTTCGTCTGCGGCCCCGGCAAGCTGCTCCACCGTTTGAATCTTGAAGAAACGATACTCTTCCACTCTGGAGGGGGACATCCACGGCATCAAGCCGAGCGGAGTGCCCTGTTGCTGTTCGGCGTGGCCACTCTTGAAGGCATCGTACTGACGCGGAAACCTCTGTCTATCCTGATGGCGGGCTTGCCGCATGACCACGGAGTGCTTATCACCCGGAACTATGATGGTGATAAACTCCTTATCCAAGTAAATTGGGCGACCTTTCTCGTTACTGCTGAACTGGTCGAACACCGGCTTGATGCTGAAGCTGGCGTACAGACGATCGTCATGCCGAAACCGCTGAGCGCCGCTGGCGCTCGCTTCGTCAACGTACCGGGAATCCATTACATTAGGTGGTGTGCTCATCTTATTCTCCTAAGAGTGTGGTAGGGTGCCATATCTACGATTAAAGTAGTTATCGTCTTGTGCTTGTCTTTCATCAGCATCCATGCCTTCGTCGTAAACCAAAACCTCCATAACGTTGCCTTCCAACTGCGCCAGAGTCGCAACACTGGGAGTTCCAGGGGCCGTTGCTGGTCCGGTCAACACAACATCTGGGCTGCCAGATGCGCTGTAGATGTTATCACCGCCGCCTCCATCTTGGCCCGCAGATACACGCACCCACTCATTCAACGTAATGGGGCGTCCTGTACTCGTTGGCTGCGGCTGATTAGTAACGTTACCAGCCCAATCACCACTCCCGGTATCATCTGCCTCTATGCCCAGAACTCCAGGGGCTGCTGAACTCAAGTATATATTATTCGCGGCAGCCCCCGAGTACAAAGCCCGAACAACAGCTTGCACGAACTGTGTGTCTACATCATTTGGATAAGCCGCGTTCTGTAGATTAGCTGGGAACCCCGCAAGCTGTTCAGTGCCTCCTAAGCCGTTGATAAGACTTGGCTGCCAGACTGGCCCCGGTGGGAAGCTGTCAATGAAATCTGCTCCAGCGTAACCTTTATCATCCACACGCTCGATGTCTGTGCCTGCCACCACTGGAACTGTACCTGCGGCATTCTGCCACAGAGTAGTAAGATCAGTAAAGTCAAACCAGTGGGCTAGATCCTCAATTTTCAAAGGCTGCGGAGTTACTGGCAAGACTCCGTACCTAGCGTCAGCATACGCTTCAAATTCATCCATTTCAACCAGACTTAGTCGCTTATTCCAGATAAGCACTTCGTAGATTTGTAGCTCCACACTGGCAATATTCGGGCCAAGCACGAAATTCTGCGCAGCAGGAATGGTTTGTACAGTTTGAGCTCTTTCTGTACGAACACCCGCTGCCGCATCCATGGACATATTGTCAGGCCCGGTGAATGGCTCGCCTGCGCTGATGGCCCAATAGCCCTCACTCTGAAGGGGGGCAACTTCAGTATTTTGTATCCCCCCACCCTGCTGAAAGAGAATTAGGTTAGGGTCAGGAGAAACTTGCCCGGTGATGTAAGCACGGAAGTTGTTGGTCGCGCCCCAATTGAAGACGTTTATCTCTTGTGCTGGGGAAGCAGATTGCTCGTTTCTGAAAATAACAGCGAAAGTACGATTTCCATCGCTGCCGTTGGTGAACGTCGTCTGCAGACTTTGGTTTGATTCAAAGCGTCCAGCAGTTTGTCCGTTCAACCCAAACGGACTGGTTAGAAATTCAGGTCCTGCTCCCGCTTGAATGGGGTTGTCTGTAGAAAACCCTTTATTGCTGATGCGGCGTATCACTTCGCCTAACGAACTAATCGGCGTTGTACCGTTGACGTCGGCAAACAGAGTAGCTTGATCTGTAAAGTCAAACCAGTGCTCTAGATTGGCGAGAGCAGGGGGTGCTCCGCCCCCTCCGCTGACTTCTACACCGGACAACGAGCCATCGTCTAACAAACCGAAGCCTTTATTATACTGAGTAGGTGGCGTCGTGCCCTGCGCTGACTGTGCCCCTGCATGAGTAAGACCCCAGCCACCCAGGACTACTTCGGGGCTGTCGGCCGTAAGAATACGAACGCCGTCGTGCGTGTGAGGCAGGCCATTTATGAACACGCGGTCTACCAGACCGTCGTCCTCTACAAACAGCAGGAATCCCTCAGGCGTTAAAGCGGAGCCAGCGAGATGCACGGTGTTCGCTGGAAGCGGGTCGCCAATTTCCAAACGTACTCCCGCAATCACGCCGAGATTAGTCGTGGCGATGCCCACATTACCGTGAACAGGGCCGGAAGGACCGACAGCGTTGCTTTGAAGATTAGCTGTGTCAGTACCTTCACCTCCGTCAACGGAAGCCGTACCTTTGACTTCCAACACGTAGGCTCCCGCACCAGTAGGAATAAACGAGGGATTCTGCACAAATTTATTAGGTGTGAAGTATCCTCCTCCACCACTAATTATATCCCACTCCCACGTATCTACAGGATTTGTGCCTGGAGTCGTCACCGTAGCAGTGAGGGCGATGGGCGTGTTGGCGTTGCCGCTGTATAGACCTCCAGCATCAACCACCGGGTTGATTACTGGCACACTGAATATCATAGTGTCACTGACGGGCGGACCATCACTGGGCGTGGCCGTCAATCTCAGCACCCCGGACTGAGAACCCCCAGGTGTGAAGTCTGTGGTTGGGTCACTGTCATCTAAGAAAGAGCTGCCACCAGGAGGGGTAAAAGCGTCTACCTGAATATCCCAGAGAATCGTGGGGCTGGGGTCACTGCCTGGAGTCACCACGCCTGCGAGGGCGCGGGGCACCAGCTTGAGCGCGTCTAAAATGTTGGCTCCAGCGTCTACAGATGGGGGCACAGCTTGACTGTCCAGGCTGGCCGTATCAAAGACGTCGGGGGCATCTTCCGTTACGACAGTCAAGCGCAGAGTGTACGCCCCGACTGCATCCGGAGTAAATGTAGGGTCTTCTACAGCAGCAGAAGGCAGGAAAATCCCGCCTCCTGGCCCGGAGTCTATTGTCCACGCATACGTGGGTGCGACGTCTGTTCCGGGCGTCACCGTAGCAGCTAGAGCTATGGGCGTGCCAAAATCTCCGCTATAAGGCCCTCCAGCATCTACCGTAGGAACTACAGAGGGGAGCAGGGCGGCAGCGCAGAGTGTCCACTCTGCTTCATATGTCTGGAGCCACTCCATGTGGGTGCTCACAGCAATCGCTGGTTTCGTACTGCCAGCCACCAGCATAATCGTGGAACCACTACCGTCAGTGACCACGTTAATATACTCAGTCTGTCCTACTGCGGCGGCGGTAGACTCTCCACTACCGTCCTCTGTGCCATAGATGTCTACAATCATCTCACCTACATTAGAGGTGATATCAATATTCGGTGTGTCGTCAAAGCCTTCCTGGTTGGTGCCGGAAGCACCTATCTGGTCGTCCTTGGCAACTCCAGTGAAATTAAGAGCCCCGATGCCTATGCCGCGTCCACTGACTAACTGAGCATCCATTGTAACCACGATATTCGCGGTGGTTACAGGGGGATTGTACAGAGCCCAAAGCTCTGTGCGACTGTCGTCTTCTTCTGTTGCGGCAAGTAAGAATGCAGCGTTGACTCCGTCAAACGTAACGGAGTCAACAACTTCAAAATCATCGTTGTTAAAACTTATTCCAACAGTCAGCATCCGGCCTTTGCCAGCCGGAACAGTGTGCGCGAAGGTTACGGAGATTACACCTTCATCAACGGCTACTGTTGATCCACCAACTACGATGGTCATGCTTTAACCATCTCCAACTTGGTGCCGACTCCAGGAGGAAACTTTAACCCCCCGTCGCCATTATCTATCATAAAGAAGCCTTCAGAAGCAAGCTGCACTCGTAGTTCAGACTGGTTCTGATTGCCTACGCCTTGGGAGAAACCTGGAGCACGAAAGGCACACGCGGCCCTGGTTAGAGCAGGGCCGCGCATGATTAACGCAGTGATGAGGTCGTTGGTGTCGTTGTACTCAATATGCGTCGTAGTCTCAACACCGCCGACTATCACTTTGGAGAGAAATATCTCCTGGAGAGGCATTACGGAATCACCGCCCAGACCGCCTGCCCAGCCTGGATAGTCTGTCCAGTACGGTTGAGGCCGGTGCCTGGAGTCACCACGGCGTCCGGCGCAATCACGCCATTGGCCACGACAAACTCCATCTCGGCAGGCTGAAACTCCACATCCTGGCCCTCGATGGAGGGGCCGCCGACTGCTGCGGCATCCTCACCAATTCTGCGTTGCAGGTTGGTCAGGTCATTGGGAGTGGACCAAGGTTGGGGATACGGACCCCAGTCAGGGGGGTCCCAGATTTGCTTGGAGCCAATACCGATCCCCACGCAAGCCCCGCCGCCATTGTCGTCCACGGCGGCATCATTGGTCTGCGAGGGGTCCGGGTCGATGAAGGCTCCGGCTCTTGCTGTTGGAAACGTCACGTTCTACCTCCTGTTGCCGAAAAGGTGGGTGGGAGCGAGCTCCCACCCGAAGCAACCCACCACCTGAGTTGTTAGGTCGTGTCGAAGAGGCGACCCTGGAATTCCGAACCGGAGGTGGTGAGGTTTCCGGCCCAGGCCAAGATCTGTACTTCGGCGTCCTGGTTGATGGAGTAGCGTTTGCTCGGCGACAGAGGCACCATATTCCGTGCGCTGTGAGGCCGCAGGAAGATGTACTTCGTGTTGAGCATGAACGCTGTCTCGGTCGGGCAGAACCCACCGATGCCACCATCGAGCACGCAGTCCGCGTCCATGTACTTGATAGTCGGGAACCCCAACTTGCCGACTTCAGTGCCGGTGAAGCGCTGAAGGCTCTGCAAGCTGGAAATGTAGTAGTTCCAGAAAACCGAGTCCATGGGGATGAGGTCGGGGCGGTCGCTGCCTCGGACGAGGCTCGCCCATGCCTGGTTCATCAGGTTCTGGACGTTGGCAGGGCCGAGGGCCGCGCCGTTGATGACCGCTGAATCGAAAGCCTGAGTGCGCCAGAAGGGGAACGTGGCGCGGTCGATACCGCCATAGGTTCCCACGGTTGGATCCGTGGGTACGGCGATATCCAGGCCGCCGAGCTCCTTACCACCGTCGCCGGTGCCGTCGGAGTAGATGCCGTCAGCCAGCGTATTGGCCATCGTGGACTCTGCCACGCTGATCCGACCTTCCATCAGGTCGATCATACGCTCACGCCCGGCGTTTTGGAGCATTTCGAGACCAGACATCACGACTGGGCAGGCAAGCTGCTTGATCGCGTACTCGGCGGCGCTGATCACGTCCTGCGCTGCCACCGGCAGGAGGTCGTATCCGCTGTACCAGCCGACGTTGCCGTTCTCGGCGAAGCTTAGTTCTTGGAAAATAACGTTACCGCCGCTGAACGATTTCACATTGCCGCGCTGCTCGAGCCGAGCAAGCAAGGCATTGTTCTTGGTAACGTTATCCGCGATTTGCCGCGAACGATTCTGGATCGTTGTCGCGACTATGTCGGAAACGTTTGGAAAGGCCATTGAGTAATCTCCTCATAGGTGAACCTACACTCTTACTTCGGCTTCCCCCTAGTGGGCCACAGCGATGTGCTGCGCTTTGCTCTAGGGTCTCCCCGAAGCAGGGAGACTACTCTGTGCCGACCGAATCGATGGCTGCTTCCAAGGCCCCTCGCAGACTCTGGGGTTGTGCGCTGCGTCCTGAAAGATCAGGTGCCACTCCGCTCACTCCCACTGCTTTCGCCTTCGCAGCCTTCGCGGCTTTATCTTTTTCTGCGGCCGACTTTTGGAGTCGTCGCTGAGAAACGATTTCAGCCAGGTCAGGTCGCAATAAAATAGCACGGTCGTAAGCCTCTTGTAAAGTCATTTGTTGGTTCCGCATTGCTGCGGCTTCCAAAAACGACGCCATTTCCAGCTTTACGTCCTCGAAGAACTCATTTTCAGGCTTATCCTGAAATAGGGTAATCTCAGACTTTATCTCAGTCTGCACCTGCTCGGCTGTGCGAATTTGGTTGTCTTGGACGCTCTTAAGCATCTGCTGGTACGGCTGAAGGGCTGCGCTCACCGCCCGCTGAATGTTTGGATCCATTCCAGCGCCGTTGTTGGGAGCCCCTCCCTTTTCAAGCTGCGCCGTGAGTACTTGATCCAGAATACCAATGTCAATGCCGTATTGATTGATCAAGCCTGCCACGAGGGAGGCCTTCTCTTGAGGGGGAGCATGTCTCAGAGCATACGCGGTGCTCAAGTAATTGTCAAAGGCGTCCATCGCTGTAACGCCTCGGCTGGCGATTTCAGCTTGATACGGAGAAACATGCTTGTCAAACTCATCTTTGAACCGGCGAGCGTCAGCCGCGATTTCCATGCCCTTGGCAATGTCGTACTCACGACGCAAGACTTCACGTTGCACATCCTCCGGCAATTTGCTGAATTTTTCACGCATCG